TAACGGCCGCGCTTACGCGCCCCTTGACAAACCCGCCGCACTAAGACCCACGCAAAGCCCCAGCAATACACTACCAGACAATAACGCCTACTCAATAACCATGTAATTTAACACAGTGTCTGACCATTCATTTACTACTACTTGACGATCGCCGCGCGTAATTGTTTTATCAATATACTTATGATCAATAACAACCAACACACGATGCCGAATCAATGCCATCAACTGAGTGTATTCGTCCTCGAGATGGATTTGGGGAACCCACAACGTCATCCGGAATTTTTGCAACTCGGTAGCACTAGCACCCAATGTAGCATTATCACCAATAGAAAACACACCAGAACCAACTAACGACACTGGTACACGACGCAGATCAGGCGAAATACTAGCTGGTTTATACACACCAATCAGCAATCCTTTGAATTCACCTACCATGGGTTTACCCCCTTCATCAGCATAAACGACTTAAAAACAAACTTATATGCAGCGGCATTGATCTCGAACAGATCAGATACACGGTACAAACATTTAATAACCATGTAACACATAGCAACCCCTAACACTAAACAGCACTCAGGCGGACATTGCGATCATACGTATCATACAAACCATAAAACATGCTATGTTCAATGGTAATAGCGCCGTTGTATACCGCCCGGCCATATCGTATATTTTTTATGCGATCGACTTTAGACATGCGCGGAGTAGTAACATATGAACAATCATATATATACGATGTAAGCCGCCGGACATTAATATCAACCATATCAAAATCCTGCGTAGTATAAAACAACATATTTTGTGGTTTGCGTATATCCAACTCAATCCACTCGGATATTGTTTTATTTACGCCTTTAGCGAAATCACGAGAACCCGCGACTAATTGCAACTCATCAATACACAATAATGTATTTGATTGTTGCAAATCGGAAATCTTTGACAGCCGACCAGACGCACATTCTAGAGTGTAATTACTCACCACGCGCCAACCACCCGCAGCGCAGACCGACGCAAATAATGACATAAGGCCAGTTTTACCAGTACCGGGCAGACCAGTAAATGCAACAATTTGCCCCGGCCGTAATTGTGGCATAAATGATAATAGACTAGCCACCGCCGCCCCCAATATTCATAGTAATACGCTGCATAAATTCACGAATAGACAACGAGTTACCAATCTTCTCCAGTGAACCCAACGCACCCGGAGTCATTCGCAGCCGTTGACGTTCAACGACTGGTATTACTTGTTTAGCCACCCGTGGAGAATATACCGACAAAAGCGCCATAGCCGATGCAGTATCAGACGACACAGCCGCGGTAGCCTCAACCATTGCATCAGCAAGCGCCGTTAATGGATCGGCAGAACTTATACGCAAATCAGACATATAACCCCCTAGCGCTTAATAAATGGCGAGTTCTCGAGTATGGTAATCAATGTATCTATTTGCGACTGGTACGCCGAAAGGCCAGAAATTACCCACGACAAATAGATCGAAGATAACACCGGCACCACTACAGAAGCAATTTGTAAAATTCGCATTAAATCGCCGCCCGACCGAAATACCGCAGCAAGCGCTATCTGATCACGCGCCCGCTCGAGGGCAACATGATCGGCCAATGGAGGCGCAGCCACACAAACCACCGCGCGCCCGCCAGAAGCAAACGATACAAGATCATCAGACACAACAACCCATGAACGGCCAGAAAGATATGCTAAACCCTCACGCGTGTATTTAGCCTGATATTCACGCCACATCACACCATCAAACAACAACACACGACGCACCCAGCGTAAACTACTCATAACAAACCTCACTATTCGGATTTTTTATCAGACCGCATGAAAAAACCAAACACCGCCCGAAGCATGAACAATACCATTAACGCGGATAAAATTACACGTACATATGGAAATAAAGAAGTTTGGGCAGCAAACCACGCCCGCACAGCGCACAGCGCTGGAGCCATACCAACAAGCGCCCAGCCACCAGACAACGACGCACCATCAACAGACGACGGAAGCCCACTACATGGCGTGGAATTGAGGCCATCAGTAAAAGCAAAACCTAAATCCTTAACCGCCCCAAGCGCCGAGAAGACACTCATTGACTCGGTCAATTTATCAGTCACTTGATACACAATCGAGGGATCGCGGCCATCAATCGCCGACCCGTCATCAATAACAGCCGCACGCGTGGCAGTAATTTGCGCTTGAATAGTGCGCGCTACTAGTGCAGTCTGTTGCACATATAACGCCATTGTGGCAGTAGCAGCCGCTACAGACGTTTGCGTTACACCGGCCGCAGCAGTCGCAGCCCTATGCAATATAATTGCCGTGGCAGTCTGATTATAAGAATTGTATGATCCAGACGTAGCAGTGCGCGCCGCAGACGTGGCAGTATTTTGTGCAGCCGCGGCCGTAGTGGTTAATATACGCTGATTGGCGAGAGCAGTTTGTGTTAAAAATATACCGGCTTGGGCAGTGCGCGTTAATGTGGTATTAACGGCCGCCGTTGCGGGTAACGGAGTAGGCGAAATATACACCGGCAATAAAGTAGCAGTCGGCACTATAATAAATGTTGGCCGAACCGCCGCGGCCGTTAACGACGGAGTAATCGGAACCGCAGCCGTCCTCGAGGCGTCAATATTCACACACGGACAATTTATACTACTAACTACTTGTATTGCTGTCGTTAACCACACATCAAGCGGACAAGCACGCCCGAGAGAGGGATAATTCTCAAGCACAGAACAATATATAAATATATCGCGATACGTATATTGAGCTAAATCGCTCCATTTAAAATAACAAAACCCGTCCAATTTTGCACACGTTAACGCGCCGCCGTCACCAGTCGCAGCGTTAACGGGAAGAATTGAAACCGCAAAACGCATAGACAAATAGCCCTGTAATGGTGGTTTAATTTGGATTACACAATACGCAACATTAGCAGCCGTACATTTAAGACGATAACCCAACACTTGCCCCGCGTGGACTTTTTGCCACGCCGCGCCCAAATTGTAGTATGTTAATACATTAGGAACCGGAGTGGAACCAGTAATAGCAGTCGGTACCACCGTTGCAGATGCACGCGCGACCGTGGTGGGATTATTGACGACTGGAACAAAATCGCACACTTGTACTGTAGGCTTGAGTACATTTTGCAATAATGCCGGGATCCAAATATCAATACGTATTTTTTTTAAATACCCAATGGCAATTTGTGCCGATGTAATCCGCGCCAAACCATCATCATATACGCGGCCGATCTCCGGAGGGGTAAGCAACCCACCGATAGAATCCCACACAGACGGAATGGACGTAGGCGCAAATGTGGGAATAACGCCGCCAGTCACTCGAGGACGGGTAACAGTATTATCAATCCAAAGATTCACGCCCCATATTGGAGCGATAGAGCGATATTGAGCGGGTGGCGCAGGTGACCCCACGGGGGCACCAGTAAAGCCAACCATCGGAACTTTAAGTGTTGCACCAGCACCAACCCAATAACCTAACGACATGTATATCTTTTGTTGAAACGCCACCGCACACGCAGCGCCGCCCATGGTACAGGCATTTACATATTGTTGATATGTATACGTATCCGAGGCGGCCGCGCCATACGCACCACCGCCACTACCACCGCCGCCAGTGCCCGGAGTGTCACCAGAAAAACTATTGCACGCCGTTACATCGGTAGTATACGGATATGTAGGTAATATTGCGTCATGGGTTGTAATTTTGTCAGCGTAATCGTTAACGCCATGCACCAGAGAATATGTACCCAAAAACGACGCGCCGCCCAGCGCGTCATCAAGGGACATAGCAGCAGATTGAGGCGGGGTTAAATTGTTAAGCGACCGTAGCGCAGCATCATCACCAGTGGTTAATGTGGGGACAGGGGTAGCAGTGGCAGCCGACGCGCGCGACGGCAGCACAGACCCAAGCAACACCACAACAACCAACACAACAACGATACCGCGCATACAGTCATCCAATCAGGTTAGCGACGAATAAGGCCGACAACAAACCGCGCCACGTAGAAAGCCAAACCGATGGAAATGGCAATCATCAACACCGGAGAAAGCGAATTAAAAATTGACCCCGCGCTGGTCATGGCGCCCGCAAGATCCAGCGTCAACGTGCCAAATGTTGGTCCAGTACCCATGTGTAACACCTCATAAAATTAATCACGACGAAGCCAAAACCAATAAAATATGATAATGGACAACGCAAACGCGGCAGCGCTAGCAACGCCGTTATATATTGCAGTAGTCTCAAAATCCAAAATCACGGAAACCACCTACGTACATTTAAGGCCGCATACATCACAATAAGCAGCACCGAAACAACATACACAATTAATAGCGAGATTGACGCCATACCGCCCCCAACACTACCACTAGTAGTATACACATCATTATACTACTAAATACAGACAATTCAAGTAGTAAATTTAAATCTTGTCTAAGATACCCAATATTGTTTGTAAGTAATTGCGTGGCAGACAATACCGACGTAACACCCGCGTCATACGCACCTTGACCAAGACAGTTAGAGCAATCGAACGAGTAAGTAAATTCCATTACTTTTTTAACCTCATTATGGTCAATAAAAACCGCGCCAACTGAAACGCCAGCCAC